AGTTCTATTTTAGGAAGAAGGAGGGCGAAACAGTAGCGTAATACAACTGAATATGGAGACAAAGTAAGGGGGACTAGAAATAGCCCCCCTTAACATTGTGCAATGCGTTGCAATAAACTATGTGTATTTAATATCCAGACCAGTAATGACGATGCCTGTTGTAGTAGTAAGAACGTCAAGAGTAAATAACATGCCCACAATATCATTTGCCGCTAACCCTGTAAGTGCAGCCGAAACATCAAGTTCCAACATAGTTAGGTTAGTTCCTGCTTGCCCATTAGCGGTAGCACTATCTGAGTGAGTTGTGACAGCTTCTCCGTTGGCGCAAAAATCTGTAGTTACTGTCCAATCAAAAGTCCCTGTTGTTTGAGGAATAATTGATATAAGCGCAGATGTTAACGTTGTAAAATCAGCGGGCATTCTGAACTCAAAGAAGCAATTCTCCCCCGCAGGAGATAATTGCACGCCATGATGGTCTCCTACCGCAGACCCAACAGTCCCCGACCCCCCAGCGGGAGGCATAAAGAACTGCATTGTTTGTCCAGTAACCCCCCATTCAGGGGCAGTACCGCCAGCATTCACCCTAAGTCTATACCCTGGCGTTGCTCCTATTGGTAATCTTTCCCAAGCAGAATCCCCAGACGCATAGACCATGTCACCAGCAGTAGTTAAAAGACTCTCCTTTTGATATTGCGTATGGTCATCATCCGTTAAACCGCCAAGAGAACCGTGGTCGCCTATATCTTTGACGACAGAGCCATTATAATATTTAGGGGTGTGGGTCTGCTCGTCAAAGGCAACCTCCCCCTCAGCGTTTAATACTGTAGCACACTCAGCAGTTGAAAGTAAGGGAAGAAGTAATCTCTCATCACCATCTGTATTGTCAATCGTAAGCCCTGATTCGATTGTAGGAACGCCATCAAGCCCTTTAAGATAGCGGAGATTATCCCTGACCGCTGAGTTGAGAATACTAGCTGTAATTATTTCACCCGCAGTATACGTTCTGGGTGCGCTCCATGCACACATTTATATCACCTCCAAATCATGAGAGATGTTTTCATTCTCTAAATCTTCTACCATTTCAGTAGGAAACCAGTGTCTGTTTTTAATAGGTCTTTTACTTAAAATAGTCTCAATCTCTGTTCTATCTTTAGGCATTTTAACCTTACGAGCCTTGCCTTGAATATCTGAATTCGAACACTGTGAGCAAAAGAATAGATTATCTTCAAAGGCGTATTCAGCACTATTACAGTTTGGGCAGTATACAATGAAACGTGCATACTCTATTCTGGCTTCCAAGGGTTTATCATCATATATGGGTAGATTAAGTATCCTATTTCTTTGAAGAAATCTAACTGCCAATTTTCTACCAGAGATATTTTCCTTGCTTATCTCATCAAAGTAGGTGTTTCCCGTGTCAACACTACGCGAAGTCCCTGATAAATACATATATTCTCCTTAACATATTGCAACGCATTGTACAATCTAATAACCTAGTTTAGTTTGCCCTTCGGCAGATGAACTAGCGAGGGCGCTGTAATCTAAACACCAAAAATCTTCTGCCAAAGAATCACTCAAACGATAGCTAACGGTGTGTAAAAGTCCACTCATTGATATATCGTGTTCCATATAGTCAATAAAATAGTCATCATTTAAACCAATCTTGGTATTAACCACTGTAATCCTATCTGATATTTCAAGCCCTAGAATCTGAGCCAGAATGGTAGCATCTTGATTCATAGCACTCATAGAGAGTTCGGCTCTAGGGTCTTTATATTTCCCAATAGCATAAGTTACATAATCCTGTGCCTTATCTGCGCTGGTCATGTATTTGCCATCAAGCTCAAAAGTTCGTTTCTGATAAGCAGTTTGTGAAGTTGAATCTTCTGCCTTGAGAGTTACCTTAGTCAAGTCATCGTAATAAGTTCCTCTAGCTTGTAAGAGGGTAATATAAGCAGGAACTGAACCGTTATTAGTCAAGGTGATTTTCATTGTCTTAGCTAATTTAGAAAGCGTAACAGCAATATCAGTAGTCATATCTGCACCACCACCACCCGATGCAGAATTAGCGGTATAATCAGTGGTAGCTACTAAAGTTGTCCAAGCGTCAACAAAAACCGATTGCCCACTTACTGAGGCATCTGCCCACCACGTTCTTGATTCACTGGCAGGGATTGATGGTATTTCCTCTAAAGTCCATAGGGTTGCTAGAGCTTGTGCTTCCCAAGGAGTAACAGTAACCCTGATTATATTATAGACATTTTTAGGATTAAGATTATACTCTATATTAGACATCGTGTTATCAAATGTAGCCTGTGAGGTTTGATGAGTAGCAGTTGACCTATGGTGTCTATCTTCAAAGTTAAAGTATCCTGAACCATCTACATAGGAAAACCCTTGTTCGTTATCGTCTATTTCCTCTTGAGCAAATCTGGCTTTAACGTCTGAACCATACCAATAAGGAACTGTATCCTGACCTGCGTCAAGAGTTCTCATTGTGGCAGACCAGCCCGCATCATCTAAAATATATCCATGTATAGTCCCCGTTAAAGCATCTTTATAGAGTGCTGTTGCCATATCGTGCCGTGAGAGAAAATCCAATCCATCAACTGCTGTGATAATACAATCCTGTTCAGTCAAATGGGGATGGGGTATGATTTCTTCTATAAACCCATAAAACAAAGGATAGTCAGTAGCACCATCGCAGTATGTGACCTTGATTACTTTTTTAGGCAATAAGTAGCTATATAAAGCCCCTGCTGAATTTGAGGGTGTATATAAACTAGTAGCATTATTAAGCGTAATAGATAACTGTCCTACTTCGGCCTTGCCTAGTTCATCTGATTTCCCTCTTGAAAAATGAATAGACTTAGTATTAGCGGTTAAATCATCATTAACGCTAGTTCCCCACACTACTTCTATTAAATATTTGTCAGGGAAAATTATCGGGAATGTATAAGGAAAGGGCATAAACACCTCTTAGGGCAAGACTAAAGACAATACTAGAATATATTTTTTCATTCTTATGCTGCTGCTATCAGTCCATGTGTAATCATAGCATCTCTTAGGGAATCTATCACTCCGTCAGTGGTAGCATCACCAGAGTTAATAACATCATCACATCTGGCATCTACTACCCTTGCACCGACTACTTTGGTACTAGCTACGTAATAACTGTTCAACACATTCAAGGCACCACCACCAGTGAGGGACATGGAAGAAACTACCGCCCCAGCGTTCGTCAACGCCCATATCAAATCAACAACTTCCGTTCCATTACCAACATTGGTGTAGTTCCAACGTTGGTATGCCATTTGTATCAATGCACCAGCACCATCCCTGGCGTAAATATCTATTAAAGCTGGTCTGTCAGTATTCGCTATGCTGGCGGAGTTATGTATTAGCTTTAGTGTTGCACCAGTCTGACTATCCTGCACGTTGCTAATAACTAATCCACGTTGGTTTCCAGTAGTATTCACTTGGACATCGACAGCACCAGCATCAAAGGCATAGCCAGTTACGGTCATGTTGCCACCAAGGACTAGACCTACTTGGGTTGTAGCCAACCACTCTGCTGTGACTGTATCTAAACCCCCTCTAATCTCTAGTCTTCTAGTATTCGTAAAATTTGGGGTTGCACCAGTCGTATAAATGCGAAAAGCGGCATTATTCGAAGCCTGATTAGCATAAAGGCTCATAATGTTAGTGCCATCAGCCGCTATTGAATATAGGTTAGTTACAAGTTGGCTATTAGCATTAACTGCACCACCAAGAGTAACTGCTGGTAAGGTCAATCCAATAGTAGCTATCGTGCCGTTGATGGTGGGAGAGGTTAGGGTCAGACCTGCCAAAGTGGATTGCCATGTAGGAACTCCCCCGATTACAGTTAGGATAGCATTGGTTGAACCAATCCCTAGCCGTGTAAGCTGTGTAGCCGAACTAGCATAAATCAAATCGCCAGTAGCCTGAGAATTACAGACATGAAGCCCTACAGCTTCAAATTCAGCCTGAGTTAAGGTAGTGCCTTGACTCGCATGGATTAGCTCGTTAGCCATAATTAACCTCCAGAATAAGCTCCGCCGAAGCGGAGACGTTGTTTTCTATCTATTCCTTTTGAAATCATATCTACAAATCTATTCATCTGGTCTTCTCGGTCAAAGAATACTGGTTGAGTGAAGTTTACTACTACACCCCCCATTGATTCGTTAGCAGGGATGATAGTTTCCCCACCATGAACAGTTGCTAGTTGAGGCGCACCGATAGGACCAGGGACTACACCACCTGAAGCGTAACCAGGTAGACCAAACCCATATACCTCTTTCTGCATATCGGATATGGCTTCACGTTTTGAAATACCACCCTCTTCCATTCTCCCATAGACTTCCGCCGTTCCTTCCTTGGAGCCGATGTATTCAGTGAGACTGGCTTTACCGCCCCCCTCTTTAGTAGCCTTGATTTCCGCTAAGGTAGCTCCCCAAGATGCAGCTACCTTCTCCGCCGACTTCTCTGCCTCATCTCCATATGCCTTAAATGCCTCAGTTCCTTTGTCGGTTTCGTCTTTTAGTTTGCCTACTAATCTGGCTACTTCTTCAGCAGTTATACCCAATGAATCTAACAGGGCTTCATCAACTTCAGTTACATCACCATATATTCTGAACACATCATTTATCTGCTCAGTTTTGTATCCAAGCCTATACATAGCGGTATAAACATCATCCATTCTTAATCTAAGTTTTCCCGCTGCCGTTTCATTAAAGATTAATTGCCTCATTAAATCGGCAAACTTATCATCCAGGTCATTCCCTGCATCAATTAAATCCCTCATCGCTCCAGCAGCTTCATTCTGAGCATTAACCAAACCAGGGTCAAGTCCTTCATTTAATTCTAAAGTAGTTTCAATACTCTTATTTATATCTTTTTCTAATTTCTTTATCTCTTCGTCAAATTCCTCTGTCCTATCAATACCGCCCACAAGACTCTCAGCATACCCCATCATAGTATCTTTTAATTCACCTAAATATTCAGAGAAGGTTAATGTTTCCCTGCCTGATAGAATTGCCTTAATATTGTAAAGGTTATGAGCTAAAAATGCAGCAGGGATTAAAGCAGCAGCGATGATAGCCGCCCACTTTAGGAAAGCTAAACTGGATGCTAGTGTAGCAGTTCTTAGAAATAAAAATCCCTGTGCAACAGATGGCAGAACTATCATCAATGCACCCAGGGGGATTAAGATAGCCCCTAATGAACTAGCAAGGATAACAAGTAATTTTGTTAATACAGGATTCTCATTTATCCATTCTTGCACCTTGTCAATTACAGGTCTAATAAAATCTACGAATTGTTTTAGCAGAGGGACAATAAAATCACCAATGGTTATTCCGACATCTACTAAAACATTTTTAAGTATAGCCAATTTAGCTGCCGTTGTTTCTAATCTCTTTCTAGCCTCTTCCGTTAGGGATGTATTCTCCTCCCAAGCCTTGTTAGCTGTTACCTGTGCGTCAGTGAATAAATCTTGTGCGCCCGCAGCACGTAGCAAGGCATCCGTTACCCTGATACCTCCGAGTCCCATATCCTCTAATACAGCGGTTACATCTGCTCCTGATGTTTGAAGTCTACCAACGCCTGCAATTAAACCCTGAATAGCCCCAGCAGCATCTTCCCTAAATAGTCGCTCAAATTCGCCGACTGATACGTTAGCAATGTTAGCCCACGCCTTTATCTTATCACCGCCAGAGGCTACGGCTGAGTTCATTTCTAACATTACTTTGGCAAACGCAGTACCACCCAGTTCAGCTTTTATACCAACGGATGATAGTGCAGCAGCTAATCCCATTATTTGGGACTCGGACATCCCTATAGTGTGGCCTGAACCAGCTAACCTCATAGCCATGTCAACTATTTCTGCCTCAGTTGTAGCAAAGTTATTGCCTAAATCAACTATAACAGCACCTAACTTACTAAAGTTCTTTTGGGACATTTGTGTAATATTAGCAAACCGAGCAAGGGCTGTAGCAGCATCTTGAGCTGCCATATTGGTGGTCATGCCTAACTGAGCCATGACTTCGGTAAATCCTAATATACTATCCGTCTGAATACCTAACTGCCCTGCTGCTTCAGCAATACCAGCTATCTCGCTGTGAGTTAATGGGAGTTCTTTAGCTAGATTGCGTATGCCATTACTTAGAACGGCAAACTCGGCTTCGGTGGCAGTAACTGTTTTCCTAACACCTGTAAAAGCGGTCTCGAAGGTAACTGCTGCTTTGGTAGATGCCGCTAGGCCACCGACTATGGCAGCACCCATAGCGGTAAATGCCACACCTAAAGAACGTAACCCCGCTTGGTTTTTAGCAACAAAAGAACCAATGGACTTATCAGCAGAAGCTAATCCGCTTTTAAGCCCTGACGCATCAGTTGTGATGCGGGCAACTAATTCACTAAGCACCTCGGCCATTATTTACATTCCCCTCAACAGTTCTATAATCCCATATATGCCGCCACCTACACTGGTGGCGATGATGATAACGGCTATCCATAATTTATGAATGGCTTTAGTGTTTTGCTCAACCATTTTCAATAGCCCTGTGTTACCATTAATGCCTACTATTACAGCGTGTACCTCAGTCAATTTATCGTGGTCTGTCTTAATTACCATACTTTACCTCAATATACTTACAATCAATCCTGCTAATGACATTCCTAACACCATTACTCCTGCTATGATTACCCATAGGGATGACATACCAGACGATTGCCCTACTCTCTCATTCCTGGACTTCTCCAAGTCGTTTATCTTCTGTACTAAATCCATCTTCAATACATCAGCATCCTTATCTATGATTTCAAGACGCCTCGTATATTCCAACGCCTGTAATTGCCTTGCCCTGTCAAGGTAGTTCAGCTTCTCGTTTAGCAGTTCCTCCAGCTTGTCTATCCGTAACTGAATATACCTCTCAACTTCCTTTACTTCACCATTAGTCATCATTATACACCTCAGGAACTTATAGCCATTATCTCTGAGATAGTCCCTGATATAGAACTAATCTCATTGAGGGTGATTAGTCTGCCTACTTTGTCAATATCCAATTCGGGTTGTTCTTCTTTTAACAGAGCGTAAATCAAAGCCCTCATAGTGGTCATGGTTTCATTCTCAAGTTTAGTCTGTAGTCTACCAAGCCCGAATCCCATTGTCTTTTCTATGTTCGCTAGTGTGGTCATGTCTATTGGTGGGAGTTTGTATTCCTTGCCATCTGATAAAGTGATTGACTTGGGTTTTTCATCTGCTAATATGTTTACTTCTGTCATCATCTCTCCTTATTTTACTTTAGTCTAGTTAAGTTGAATATAGTATTTCTTGGTTTACTTTGTGCAACGCATTGCAATATCTATTTACTAGGTAATTTAATCCCTTTATCTCCTGCCATCTGGTCAACTGTTTTCTCTTGCTTAACGTGTCTCTCTGGCATATCGGTACTCAGAAAGTCCTTTGCCTTTATCGGC